ATTAAGGAAAAAACCAATGTTAAAAAAGATATTGCTCGTTCTAGTGCTGCTGACCGTAGGAAACGGTTGCGCTCTAGTGTCAAAAAATCTTAGCAGCAGCAATTCATATTGTAACCTGGCTGATGAAATTATGATTCCTGAATCTGATATTGAAATTATTTCGGATGACCTGGTAACTTCTTTGCTGGAACATAATACCCTGGTCAACAAATTGTGTGATGATTAATGTATGAATATAAATGTAAGCTTATAAGAATTATAGATGCCGATTCCGTAAAAGCAGACCTTTTTTGTGGGTTCAATATTGTACTTAGCAATGTATCTATAAGATTTTATGGTCTTGATACTCCTGAGTCGAGAATAAATACGAAGAAGTATCCAGAACGCATACCTGAGAAAGAGTTAGGATTAAAAGCCAAACAATTTTTAAAGGAAATTCTGCCAAAAGAATTTATCATAAGAACTCAAAAGCCCAACTCAACTGGAAAGTACGGCAGGGTCTTAGGCACAATATGGACAATGGATAATGTGAATATCTGCGAAGAACTTATTAAACATAATTTTGCAAAAGCTTACTACGGAGGGACGAAACAGCCATGGATTTAGAAAAATTAAAAGAGATAATTACAGAACATGAAGGACGTAGAAGCCTGGTTTATGATGATGCAACGGGCAAAACACTTACTAAAGGCTCTACAATTATTGGATACCCTACAATTTCAGTAGGAAGAGAGCTGTCTGGATTCGGATTATCAGATGATGAGATGGATTATCTTTTGGATAATGATATAAAGCGCTGCATTGAAGAAATTGAAAGACAAAACTATTCCTGGTGGCCAGGATTAAATGATGCCAGGAGAACAGTAATAATTTCTCAGGTGTTTAATATGGGTCTGTCCAGGTTTAGAGGGTTTAAAAAACAAATCAAAGCCCTGGAAAGAAAAGACCATACCAGGGCTTCTGAAGAAATGCGTTCCTCGAGGTGGTACAACCAGAATACGTCAAGAGTAGAGTCTTTAGCAGTCTGGATGGACTCAGGAATTATTCCTGAAGAACATGCAAACTCCTAGGCATACCAGGAATAGTTCTTTGCACATAACCTCTTTCAACTAAACGGTCTACCATACCATGAGCGCTGGATATAGATTTCATGCTCATGGCCTCTGCCATCTCCTCATAGCTAGGACTAATTCCTTGTAGTTTTTGAAAGTCTACAATAAAATCAAGGAGTTGTTTTTGTTTGCGAGTAGGTAATATTTTCATTTATTTATCTCCTTAATTTTTAAGCTTTTTGACCTGGAAGGTTTAGAGTCTTGAACAACATAACCCTTTCGGCCATTAGTCATGGGCCAATCTACTTTGTAATATTCCCCTACTCCACTTTGATGGCTGCCTAGTGTATCCATAATAGCTTTACAAGCTGAGTCTTTCATTTTGTTAGCAGCCGATACAGCCTCTTTAGCATCTAAATATTTTTCAATATTATCTTCGTCTGCTTTAGAAAGTTTTACTGAAGGCAATCCCTGGTCAACAGAATAAACAGCAGCCCCTTCATTAGGGCTAAAAAGAGGATACCAGTCTACTATCCCCTCCTCCTTATAAGTATTAATTTTTAAATCAAACTCTTTAATTTCATTACTTATAACACTTTGTATATTTTTATTAGATTCATACACATAAACATAATGATGTATGCCTTGGTATAATGTAGCAATAGCTCCCCAAGTATAATCAGTACACATCATAAGGCCTTGAATTTGTATTGGGCCTCTTGCTGGGTCTGGAATATCTTTTGGGTATGCGCTTGTAAGTTTTGCCTCTAAAACTCCTGGCCCTTCTATAAATAAAGATTCAACTATTTTGTTGTCTGCATCTAAACAAATAATTCCTTTATCTCTATCAGTATATAATCTTTGACCAGAACTATTAGCAATCCCATCTAATGAACCTTGTAAATTATAGGTCTTATGTATAACGGGTTTTGTTATGCCAACTTGCAAATCAGATAGCTTTAATTTTTTTACACAATATTCCAGGTTAACTTGTTCTGTTACATTGCCAAAATGTATTGCATCATTAGTTAGAAATGGCCTCTTATATTCTGGGTCTAAAGCATCAATAGATTTTTGCAGCTCTTCATTAGGTGATGACCATTTACCATTAAAACCTAATAAGCTTGGCAACCTGGAACAACTCATAACAACATCATCTGTTAACTTGCCTTGAGCTTGTTGAATTGGATTCAATACATTTAAATCTTTTTTTATTTGGTCAAGTCTATGGTTCATTATCCTACTCCCAAAGCTGCAAAGAATAATGGTAGTAAAAAAATTAAAACTAATAAGATTGCGCCAAAAGCAAATATGTCGTATAACAAAGAAAACGTAACAAGGCTATTAAGCCTATTCAGCCAATTACCTTTATTTACTTTATCTTTTGTATTACTACAGTTAGTAGGTAACACTTTTTTGTTATAATATACATTATGCGCCTTGGAACTTGAATAGTTAAACCAAGGGCCTACCCAAACGGGTTCGCCTATTTTCTTTGTGCCTAGCTGTGAGAAAGCATTTCCGCTTACTACTTTATATAATTCTGATTGTTTCGCCATTTTATGTCCTTTCAAATTGGTGGCTAATAACGGTTTACAAGAATCAAAGGGTGGATATTTTTGAACATACAACATATGGTATTACCTAGTGCCTTTAAAATCAAGACCTCGGATATTATGATAAGACTCATCCGCTGTTTCAATAAGCTCTCTATGTAAAGCATAAAGACTATATTTAGCATAACTAACTTTTCGAAATTGCGGCCGAGATTTATCATTTAATTGGTTTTCAAAATCATCTGCAATCTCTCTAAATTTTTTAACTACTGTTTCCATATGCTTAGTATTTTGCATGGGAACAGTAATCCTATTACAGCTTCCTCCAGATACTCTCCTGGAGTAAGTTTCTCTATTTTGCCTTTCTTTTTGCTTATGTTGGTATGTCATTTTTATCCTCTTTCCTTTTCTTTCTATTTTCTATCTTTGTTACCTAATCATAAAATTTAGCTTGTTGTAAAGTATAAATATTGGCCTAAAAGTTAGTCTAAAAGTTAGTCTAAAAGTTATCTTTATTTAAAAACACACTCGTCTGTTGTAGCACTTGATAATTTTTTTATAACTTCTTTTGGGTCTTCTTTAATAGAATAAGCTTGCATAAGCAATTTCCCAGCGGTAAAGCAGATTCCTTTATAGCCTGGAGGATTTTCAACTTGGCACAAATCTTTTGTTTCAATTCCCATTTTAATTATTTTTAATAAGGTATCTTTGCTGGAGTTACATAAACGATTGACCATAGGAGTTGTAACTATATTTGCAGCTTGATCTTTGTTGCAATGAACTGTTACAAAATCAGGCAAGTTGTGAAACCTAGCATTGATGGCCAATAAAGCTATTGTTCTATGGTCTAACGATTGGTTCCAAAATTTACGCACATGGGAATGCGGTTTTCTAGTAATATATACGCACCAAGCTAACCGACCTAGCGCCCAACCTTTATAATCAGGAGTATCTCTATCTTCCCAAGGTCTTACCCATACACTATCTCTTTTTCTTAAAAGTTTATTTAATGTTTTCATATATACCTCCCCGTATCATTACATTTCTTAAACTTGAAAGACTCCAATGATTATTACCCCTGGGTGTTTTAACACCTTTAACCTCTAAAGCTTTCTTTATCTCCCCTAAAGTGTTGCAATTACTATATTTTTTTAAATCCACAATTGCTTTACAGATTTTTAGTGAATCAGCATTAGCTTTATTTAATAAAAAAGCAACCCCTAATTTTGAACCAATATGTGGTGAAGGCGAGCCAAGGCGCTCTCCCCTTTGCTTTTTAATGTTTAAAGCAGCCACCGTTCTTTCACTAATTAAATTAGCCTCATACTCCGCAACATTACATAACATTTGCAGCATAAACTTAGTTGTAGAGGGGTTATGGAACTCAGGAATATCACAAGCTATAAAAGGAATTTGTGAGTCCAGCAGCCTGGACAAAAAAGATACATTCCTGGTCAACCTATCTAACTTAGCAACAATTAAGGTAGCCTTTTGTTCTTTGCATAAGGCCAAGGCTGCTTTAAGCTGCGGTCTATGTCTATCCGTTCTTTTGCCAGATTCCGTTTCTGTAAAAGAACCGATTAAATCCCATGTCCCACCATTTAAATGTTTATTGAGCATCTCTTCCTGGGCCTCTAAGCCTAGGCCTGAGTCCCCTTGCCTCTTGGTGCTAACCCTATAGTAAGCAACATATTTCCCCTGATGCTTTTGTCCAGGTTTAGGGCCTGATTTCATATTGATAACTCCTTTTGTAAATTCTTGTCATAATTTGGTTTTTCCCATAAGTCTAAAAATTCAGCATTGAAATTGTGGCAGTTACTATCTTCAAAAGCTTTATAAGCAACTTGAAAGATGTCATCCCCATCCCATTCAACAAACTTTGAAACTAAACATCCTAAAGCATCCGTACCTTCAACCTGGTCTGCTGGAATAGTATAAGCCAGTTCTTTAAAATCCTGGACAACACTTTTAAGTCTGTTCATAATAGCTTTTTCTTTTTTTACGTATTCATACATAAGTGAGTGTTTCATATTGTAACCTTTCATATTAATTGTAGTTGGGTTTGTGGAGTGGTGAATAATCCTTCCTGGACAAATGTTTTGACCTGGAGCGGGATTTGTTTAACTTTCTCAGGGATATAAACATCTGGGAAAGAAAAGCTTTTGTATTGGAAATTGGTTCTATCGCTTAAATAGTTAGTTCTTAAAACTCTGTATATCTTCTGCCATACTGGGCCGTGATTACCATACCCAGGTTTTTTTAAGTAGTAGTCAATTGCGTGAGCTATTTCGTGGCATATAACCAAGGCCAAAGGCGCTCCAATGTCTTTTTTTGGGTCGCCATACCAATCCCCTATTTCTGGGTCATTGCTAATTTTGTTATATTCTGTCCAGGCAACTTTTCCAGATTCAAGCTGCTTAATAGTTTTGGCATATTGCGCTTTTTTACCTCTTAATGGGGCAACCTGCTTGGCTAAATATTCTTTCCAAGAAGCAACCCAAGAATCATCAACAGTATCCCATTTATTTGGGTTATCAATATAACTTTTAGTAATACCAATCCACGGGACAAACTTTCCATTTATAATTTTTCTGCCTCCCCTGCAAATTCTACCTTGTGTAGTAACAGCAACTAATTTATTCTTAAAGCTGCTAGTTACTAGGCCTTCCTTTTCAGCAATGGCAACAATATCAGCAACCATGCTTTTATAGTCTTTGGCAATTGTATCGAACATGCTCAAATTATTTGTTCCCTTCTGTTACGATTGATTCCGCCCAGGTGTTTCCCTGGGCTATGCTTTTGTCTTTAGTCCCTCCAGTTAATGCGTATATTTTACCTTGTTCTGGTTTGTCTTTTATTATTTCAACTGGAACATATTCTGTCCCCCCAGTTTCTGGATTTAACCACAAGGCATAAGGTTTCCCATCTATCATGCCTTTAGAATCTTTGTTCTTTTTGCTGTATTCTTTTTTTGTCATTTTAAGCATTTATTTTGTTGTCCTTTCTGTTGGGATTAATGATTTTTTTGGTGGTTTCTATTTTCATTCCTCAAACCTTCCACTTGATATATAGGAACTAATTGGTATTATGTCAATACCCAAACGGTACTTTTTAGGAAATAAAATGAAAATAATATCTAAACACCTTCATTTATCCGCAGATGTCTGCGAATTATTGAAAGAAAAAAAAATTAAAGAAAGACGTTCAGAATCGTCAATTGTTGATGATATCATAAGAAACACTTTGCAAAATAAGCTGCAAGAGGATGTAAAAAATATCATCCAGGCTGCTGGAAGAGTGTCTTGACTACTATGCAAAAGAGAAAAGGTTCTAATTTTGAATTAGAAATCGTAAAGCTGCATACAGAAAAACTAAAGGTTCATGCACATAAGCAGCCTTTATCTGGAGCTTTAGGCGGAAGATTTAAAGGCGACCTGGTAGTAGCTGGCATGATTGCAGAATGTAAGAGGCGCAGAAAAGGTTTTACCACTTTATACAAAGCGATAGAGCAGGATAATTCTGACCTGGTATTTGTTAGGGACGACAATAAAAAACCATTGGTTGTATTACCCTGGCACACATACGAACTCATCTTAAAATGGTTAAAATTAGCCGAGAAATTTCCACCCGAGCCAGCGGATTCTGGTGATAATGAAAAGGAGAAATGACAATGAATTTAGATTTAGGTTCAGATTCAGTTGAATATGTGGCTTGGAAGGCCCAAGAAAAAAAATGGTATGTAGATGGGGAGGAATGTCCTTTATCCGCTTTCCTTATTGATGCGGAAAGTATTAAATTAGGTCAAGGTAAATTAGCAGCAGGAGTNTCACCAGAATGGATTTGGAATGAAAGCCCTGGTAAAAAGCAACCTATCCAAGAAGG